GGTTGAACTCACGCCACACCACATACCCAAGCGCATCATTCATGTGGTCGTAGCCTGCCTCCTTATCTGGCTCGCCCTTCTCTGTGTAGCTTTGCAGCTCTAAGCATTCAATCGTCCGCTTGCAGCAGGCCGCAACCTGCAGCCGTATCTCACCTTTACCATTCATCAATAAAGCTTGAACAGCTGCGACACGATCGCGAACAGGTGGGTTAGCGGCCGGTGATTGGTTGGTGTAGCCGTAGGATTCCAAGATCTGAATGTCAGTTCTGCTGGCATTCGTAGATCGTGCTCCGCCTGACGCATCAGGGTAAACAAGAACACGGCGGCCTTGGTATCGTCGCCCGATTTCTTGGGCCAGTGCATCTGTGTCATGTGCTCCGCTGATCTCATCGATCAGGAGTAATTGGTTGCCCAGGCGAACGGCAATCACGGCGCTCATGTTGCCAATGTTGAAGTCAACGCCAACCCGCAATGGCTCGTTGCTTACATCAGGAACGCTGGCGACAACATGCGTGGCACGGTTGAAACGGTCGTAGACCTGGCCTGTTGTCAGATTGCAGAACTGCCCCTCAAGGTAAGCCTTAAGCAGTGAGGGGTCGTAGTTGGCCTGCAGCCGTTCGATAAAGTCTGGTGGCAGATGGGGATTATCTGCCGTGCGCATCCTAATCAACTTGCGGTCAGTTCGCTTCTGTGCATCTTCTGAGCCAAAGGTGTTCCACATCCAACGGAAGCCTTCAGGCGTTGATGCAGCGCCAAACTGCCGAACGTTGCCAGAGCGAAGGCGACCAAGGATTTTGGGGAAAGCCCGACCGCAAACTGTAGGGTTCACGGTGTCGATCTCGTCGGCCAACACCCAAGCAAGGTTGAGGCCAATGATGCGCGACCAGTTTTCAAACGAGCGGCACAAAATCTTGGTGTCGCCCTTTGGCAGGTGTAGGACGTACTCCGGCAGAGGTGATGCCCGGAAGGTGTATGGGATTTCATAGCTTTCTAGGAAGCTCTCAAAATCGGTCTGCCAGATGTCGCGAATCAATGGGCCAGTTGGCTCCATTACGCAACCGATGAAGCCTTGATTGGCTGAAGCCAGCGCAACAGCCTTAGCTGCTAGTGCGCGCGTCTTGCCTGCGCCATAACCAGCCGACACGCCAATGATGTCGGTTGTGCTGTCATCAAAGAAAGCTTGTTGGCCTGGATGCAGATCCTGCCGGATCCGCTGCAACAGCTGATGCAGATCAAAGTCGCTGTGCTCATCGCCTAGGCGGGACAGGATCGAACCGCCAGCAACATCGGCAAGGATCGTCACTGCAAAACTTGGGTGATCTTGGCGGCGGTGTTGATACAACCCAAGGCACAGCTGATGTTGCCCTGCTTCCTAGCTTCCTTTTGCAAAGAGGCAAGCTGAGCCAAAATCTCCGCGGTGAATGTACGGCGGTCAATCTCCCAGTCCTGCCTCAAGATTTCGCGTGCGCGTGCCATGTACTCGTCTGTTTGGCGCGAGCAAACCCCCCATTCAGTCGAGGCGTATTGAACGATCTCAGAGCGGACAGCGCCGTTAGCCAGGAGGCGACAGACGCGATTAACGCGCATGTCGATTTCGATTTTGGTGGATTTCTTTGCCATCAGAAGTCAGCCTCCTCCTGTTGGAAGTGTGTTTCGGAGGGGTGGCAGATGGCGGTGTTGCCGGTGAATGATTCCCACCTGGCGACTATTACGTCAACGTAAGCGGGGTCGAGTTCCATCATGCGGCAGTGGCGGTTGGTCTTTTCGCAGGCGATGAGGGTGGAACCTGAGCCACCGAATGGGTCAAGGACTAAGCCGTCAGCTTTTAACAAACACCACTCAAGGAGTTCAACAGGTTTTTGAGTTGGGTGGTCTTTTTTGTAGGAGGTAACGGATAGGCGGAACATTTTTGCAGGGCCTGGGATGTTTGTCCAAGCCAGCTCACACATGGCGAGCGAGAATTCTTCTGGCTGTTTTTTATCCCAAACGTAAAAGCACTGAGCAGGGGGCAAGCCAAAGTAGTTGCCGCCCCAGATGATTGAAGCTGGGGCGAGTTGGTTGAAATAGGCGAGAGTCGAGTCGTCAACTGGCTCAGCGTCCCAATCTTTCTTTTGATGCTTTTGTCTTACTGGGTTTGCACTGATGTTGATGCCGTATGGGGGGTCAGTTAGAAGCAGTCCTGCTGTGCCGCCATCCATGAGGCGTTCAACGTGCTGCGGGTTGGTGCTGTCACCGCAGAGGAGGCGATGGTTGCCAAGGATCCAGAGGTCACCTGGTTTAGTCGTCGGTTCCTGCGGAACCTCGGGGACGTCGTCAGGGTCAGTGTTGCCTTTTTCGGGTGGGAGCTCGGTGACGGCTAGAAGTTCGTCGAGGTCTTCTTGGTCGAACCAAGGGGTGAGGTCATGCTCTTGGGAGAGCTGATGGAGCATGTGCTGATCCCACTCGCTGAGATCGGCGGTGCGGTTGTCTGCAAGAGCAAGCCCAACCTTTTCCTCTTCAGTCAGCCCTGTGCGCTTAACTGCAATGATTTCATCGCCATTAGTTTCGATAATGCGAACGTTTTTGATGCCAGCAGCTTTAGCCCCCTCAACGGTGCCATTGCCTGCAAGGATGCGGTTGTCTTCATCAATGACAATAGAGCGCGCAGCGCCGTAGCGCTGCAACGACTCTTTAATCAATGACGCGGACCGATCAGTGCGCCGTCGAGCATTTTTATGGTCAGACTGCAACTGATTGATTGATTGCATTATTGCTTGGGATGATGCAGCGAGTTTAAAGCAACTGCAGTGATATGAACAGCTTGATGATGAGAGAGGAGGCCCCTCATGGCGTACTGAACAGCAGCGGCTGCGTCATTAAACGCTTTTGGCGTTGCAAGAGCAGATTGAGTCAAGCATGAACGGATGATAGCCGAACGGCTGAGTTGACTGTGCTTTGCCTGCGCGTCTAACGCGCGGATTTGATCCTCCTCAAGGGATACTTTAATTTCACGCATTTGCTTCAAGGAAAGCGTTGATTTCGGTGTTTAACAGCTGAAGGATTGTGATTGCTTCAGTTGGAACGCTGCTGTTGTCATCAATTGCGTTGTCTTGCACTGCGGCCATAACAGCTGCTGTCGTCGCGCAAAGATCTTCAAGTCGTATGATGACAGGGCGTTGTTTTTCTGAAACTGCGGTCATTTGCTGATGGACTTGATTAGGCTGGGCAGCTCGCGAAGCTGTAATTTTACCTCCTCAATGTAATAGGGGAGTTCGGGCTTGACGCCACTTGTTGCTTGTTGACGCAAAGCGTTGAGATCAGCGATTGATTGTTGCCAGATTTCTTTACGTTGCCGGTGGATTTCGCGCGTGGCGTCTTTGTCAATGAGGATGCCGATTTGCTGCTGGAAGCCGGCGCAATCGACAACGTTAGGGCCAGCGGAAGTGCGCAACCCACCGCGTGTGGCATTGCTTTGGTGATCAACAGATTCATAAGCGGCAGTGCAGTGGCAGATGATTGCTAGATCACTGCCACCAACGCGCTGACCATTGGGCGTGATGTCGTAGTCAGGGACGTACTGCCAGATAAGGCCATCACTGTTGGAAACGATGCCGGTGTCGTAGCAGGCGTAGCAGGCGGCTTGTGGGGCATAGGCGGTGATCTCGCGATCACGGCTGTGCCTCTTGTGTGAAAGCGGCATAGGGCTGGGGGGGGATAGGTCAGAAGGGGTCGCCCTCTTGCGCCATAGGGTCGCGTGGGGGACAGGCAGAGGTCGTAAGGGTTGTGCCGGTTTCCATGTAGGCCTCAAACCGCCCATCGCGGATCCAGCGGAAGCAATCGGGGAATGGCGCCGCGAAGCCCCCTCTAAGCTCGACTTGGCCCTGGTCCCTCACCGCGGCCCTTAAGGCGCCTTCTAGGGCCTCCTGGCGGCCTCTGGTGAGCTTCTGGAACTCAACCCATGCCTTGGGCTTGCTTTGACCAGACGCTCGCTTGCGGATTTTTTGATATTCCTGCCAAAACCGCAGGAACGCCTCGGAGTAGTCAGCACGGCGTCGCTTGCGCGGTTTTGAGCCAATAGCTTCATATGAATTTAGTTCTCTTGTATTTAGTTCTTTTGTATTTAGTTCCCCGGCAAATCCTGCCGGGGGGTGCGGCAGCTCCTGCCGGGGGGTGGGGCAAATGGTGCCGGGGGGTACGGCAAATGCTGCCGGGCGCTCCGCGACAGGGATCTCGGCAGATTCCAGCGTTGGCTCGGGCACGTTGGCCAAATGCGCGATCTGCACCTGGTACAGGCTCGACAGGCAGTCACCACGCTCGCTCTTGCGCCTGATCCGCCGCAGATGCCCCATGGATTCCAGCTGGGCGACCACGCTGCGAGCGGTGCGGATGCTCACGCACGCGCCATCAGCAATGGTTTGCAGGCTTGGCCAACACTCAGCGGCGTGCCCTGTGTAACTCTGAATGACCCACAAAACAGCAAGCTGATTGGGTTGCAGTTGCCCCCGAAGCGCAGTGGGCAATGATGTGAAAGGGATACCTTGCGGGATGAAACTCATTCGAGTAAGTTTGCGTTGGAAAAGGAACTGGCGGCCATGCGTGACTGCTGGCCGTTTTTTTTACCCCGATGCGTTTTGCGATATTGATTGATGGCATGGAGCCAGCCCCTCAAGGCAGCAAAACGTTGACGCGATACGGCACGATGATTGAAACTTGCCGGCGCGTTGGGGTGTGGCGAGCGCTGGTTGAGAAAGAGGCAAAAGCCGTTTGCAAAACCATGCTCACCGGCCCCTGTCGGGTCTCCGCGGAGTTCCGGTTCAGGAGGCCGCTGGGGGACTATACATCAACAGGCGAAATTAAAGCAAAAGCTCCGATTTTTTACACAAAGCGAAAGAACGACATTGACAAGATCACCCGCAGCACACTCGATGCTTTGACGGGCGTTGCGTTTAAAGATGATTGTCAGGTTGTGAGTTTGCAAGCAGAACGGCGTTATGTGCGAGAGGGCGAGCGACCGGGAGCTTTTGTGATTGTTGAGCAGATCTGGAGTGACGCGCCCTAGCCTCAGAGCTGCCGGGTTTGATCAATGAGGGAATGGATGACTACCCTAGAAGATGGCTCAATTCGCGTCTGTTGCGAGAGCAACGGGATTGAAGCTTGTGCCGTTGTTAGCTCGATGCACTTGGTTTACGCAAAGCGCCCTCAATTACAACAGCGCGTGAACGAACTGGCGCGCGAAGCTTTTGCGGACGCTAGTTATTGAAACAACCGCTATGATGGCCAAGTAAACCTCATTTTCGACAGTTTTTTCACCTGAACTGTCATGTTCATCAGGTTTATCGGTAGGGGTGGACACCTGCCGTGCTGCGGAAGATCACGTCATCGAGCCCAGGTTTGGCCGCCTGGGTTTTTTATTGCCTTTCCGCTGCCGCCATGGCAAAATGGCCACGGCCCGACCACCCGCGATGCTTCGCCGCACAACTCGTAGCACTTATTTTTCGGTGCAGATTCGGTCGCTTCAAGATCCTCCCCAGTGGATCACATTAAGTAATCACACCACTGCCGAAGATGCAGAGCAAGCGATTCGCGGCCAGGGCGTAGAGTTCACGCGCATAGCCAGGGTCTTGATGGAAACTCGCGAAACATTCACTGCATACGATGCCCGCCAAACCTCAAACATCTTTCAAGGCAAACGGCCTGCTAATTGAAAGGCTTTCATGCAAAGAAGGCCCCAACCCTAAATGGGTGATTTGGCTACCTCATCGCTCTTATCTTGTGCTTGGAAACAATTTCTCAATGATTCTGAAAAGCGTCAAGTGGCCGCCTAAGACGCCCACTGGCGAGGCTTTGCGTGATTGGTTGGTGGAGTGGGGTTATGTGCGGCAAGGGCAGGCAAAGCCCGAACCACAAGAACAAACCAAGATGATCACTTGATGATGACACTGACGACAGAAGCAAAGCGCCATCAAGCGCAGTTTCAGCAATTGTTTGCTGATGCGATGCAAGCAAAGCGCTGCGGGGATGATGAGCAGTTCTGCGAGCTGCTGAGGAAGGCGGTGCGCGCTGGTGAGCTGATGAACGGATTGTTGGCAATAATCTGAGCGCACCCATGAGCGACACGAACGACGCCAGGATTCAGATAGAACTTGATGCAGTCGCTTTGCGGATTCTGTATCAAGCAGTCAATGAAGCAGCTGATGGTAGGTGGCATGATCGTGACCCAGATGATCAGGAGGAGCTGCTGGCATTGCGGAGCATACTGTTTGCAGCGCTGCTGGACGTGAATTACGACTAGGCAATAAAAAAGCCCCCGGCTGGGGGCGATTAATCAAGCGCAAAGCGGTTCAGGATCAGGCCGAGAAATAAGGGCACCTTGCGAGCGCAGAACTGTCCAAAGGTGTCGGGCGTCTTTGGTGTTCATCCGCTTGGTTTTGACAGGGCGCAGCGTAGAGCCTTGACCAGCAACCTTTTGCATTTTGGTAACTGTGATTTGGAGGCCAGCTGCTTCAAACACGTAAGCGGCGTGATTGAGGTAGAGCGAGTGAGTCATGGTTGGCGCTTGTGTGGTGGGGTCTCCCCCTTGAGCTAATTATGCCACATTGGCCGCCATTTGGCCACCAATAAAAAAGGGGCCCGCAGGCCCCGAGTTTTATTCGTCGTCGGGAGCGATGTCCCGGCATTTCTCCAGCAGCTCGTTGGTGTCCTTGATGAACTCCTCAGTGAGCCGCTGCATCCGTCGATCTGACTCCTCCATCTGCTTGAGCAGAGCGGTGAGCCGATCAGCAATGATTCCCATGATTTAGTTGTCGAGGTGTGGTGCCGTCTCCGGCTCTCTGATTGTCGCACATTGGCCAGGGTTTGTCCAGCGGGCTGGATAGATAGGCCGGGGGATAGATCGCGCCACGTCGCGCCCTGCTTTCCCCAAAAACGCTCCACTGGACCGCACGCAGCGGCTACCCAACTTCACGCCTTTGCGATCCCCCGGAGGCAGACGCTTTGCTGCGATTCCGACATCACGCTTAAGGGTTTTGTATGGCTTTCAGCCTGCGATGGCAGGCATCAGGCTCCCCGGCGAAGGCCCCCGAAGGGGCCAGATTTACTCAATAGTCTTGATGCATGGAGGCGGGGTCAGTAGCGGTGCCGCTATCAATGAACCAACCTTTGTAGCTTGCATGCTCTTGCTCCCAACCGTTGTGCGAAGTGTAAGCATTTACCTTGCAGCGGCGGAGGGGGTAATGCTCAGGGCGGTAGGCGTGCTCAAACCATACGGATTTAGCAGTACGGCGAACGCAAAGCATTGGAAAGGAGCCATGGGCGCAAGCCAAAGAGCCGTAATAAACCTGGCCAACAACAAAGGGGCAGGATTGACGAATGGTGGAAGTAGTCATTTGTTTGTGAGTGTGGTCCGCTCTCGCGGTTGCCCCATAAGTATGGCCGCAGCCTGGCCGCTAGCCGCCTGCTGCTGTGCCGCTTGACTGACCGGCCTCCCTTTGGCCACTGCTTGTCCTATAGGGGCGACAATACGCGCAGCCACAAGCGGGATGCACGGCCCCGATTCTCCGACGGCGACAAGAGCCGCTCCTGCCTGGCCCCTGAGCAGCGATCACGGGGCACCCATTCACAAACTCACTTAAAGAGATTTAAGTCCGGTTTACCTACCTATCCCTTCTGAAGCCAATGTCCATCACCTGCTTTCTGGTGTGGGCGCTGGCGTTGATCACGCTGCCACTGCTGCTCCTCTGGAACCTGACGGAAAGCAAGGGCACAAAGATCCGTCGCGCTCGCTCCAACGGTCAGACCTGGAGGGCCATCTCCAAACGCTGGGGCGTGAGCCCTACAACTTGCCGCCGTTGGGCCACCCTCTGACCAATTTTGCAACCGGCACATAGAGGCCGGCAACTGGCCAAGCACCGGCCACACTTAGTTCGGCACTCAGCCCCCCCCCACATGAACGAACGACCGCTTTCTCAACGCTTGTTGATCTTCACCTCAACAATGCTGATCCTTGCTGCTGGCACTTGGTACGGCGTCAGCGCAAGCCTTTCCGAAATGGCCCGCAACGACTGCAATGCAGGCGTTCAAGCTGCTTGCGAGGCCCTGAAGTGAAACTGCTTCGTCCTAAGCTGCTGCGCAGCTCCTACAACCTGCCCGCAAAAGCCATCAAATTTCTTTCAATTCCTGGGGAAATTTGGTTGACTACCCAAGAAATGGCGAGTTTGCTTGACATCTCTGTTCAGTTAATATGTCAGCACCGCCCTGTCCTGTTTGCTTCGGATCAATTTGTTCGCAGAAGAAATGAAACTCCGCAGGACAGAGCTTTTATTTGGAATGCGCAAACAGTAATCAATCGCATCATCGACCTACGAAAAACTTTCCCCGAACATCTTGCTGGCGGTCTGCAAACTCATGAGCAAATTCAAGCTTACGACCAGACTCAACAGCCTTCAATTGGCGAATCAGGCATTGTCTTGGACGTAAACACCGTCGAAAAGGAGGAGCCGGCCGAAGTCTGCCCGCAGCCCCCCAGCCAAGGCAAGCCGGCCCCGGCAAAGTCTATCCCCGCCGAGCCGAGTCAATCGGCTTCTAGCTCTTTGACTCACGCCGAAGTCATGAGAACCTTTGAGGTCGCAACGCGCTTCGGAGGCAGTTTTATGAAAGCCATTGCACTTGCTGGATTGCACGCCGACCCGGACAACGTAGGCAAGATCCTGCGCACTTGGCCCAGCATCAAGCAGCAATACGGCCCCGGCACTCCTTTCTATGAAGAGGAGGCCTGATGGACGCTCTTGATTATTTTTCACACCCTGGCTACAGCCAAAGCGATCTCAAGGCTGCCTTAGATTGCCCCTTGACTCTTTATGAGTTCAAGCACAAGGGTGGCCGTGGAAAAATTCCCCCGACACCCGCAATGCTTGAGGGAACAATGCTCCACTCGCTCATCCTTGAGCCTGAGGAGTATATCAAAACTTATGCACCTTGCGCCCCGCGCAACACCAAGGCAGGCAAAGAGCAAGCTAAAGAGCTTGAAGCGCTTGGCATGATTCCAATCACCCAAGCACAAGCTGACAAAAACACGGACATCCTTTTGCGCGTCCGTCAGCACCCAACCGTTTCTAAGTTGCTGTCGCAGGGGCAAGCGGAAGTGTCTTTGTTTGATATTGACCAAGCCACAGGGCTGCAGGTCAAAGGCCGGCTGGATTGGTTGAACGGTGACACCATCATCGACCTCAAAACCGTTGGGTTTGGCAAGGCAGAACCGACAGAGTTTGCTAAACAGGTTGCAAACTTTAAATATCACCTGCAGGCGGCTCATTACCTTGAGCTGGCAAAAGCCAACCAGTTCATCTTTATCGCAATCTCTCGGGAGTTTCCTTATCAGATTGCAACCTATGAGCTGGATGATTTTGCCATCCATGAGGGGCAGCGCCTTCGCCGCAACGCCCTAAACCTGATTGCCTCTTGTGAAGAAAGTGGCGAGTGGCCTGGCTACACCTCCGACGTTCAATCTCTCAGCTTGCCCAATTGGGCATACTCCACATGACAAAATTCAATGATGAGCAAAAACAGCAACTAGCTGCACCGCTTTTACAAAAACACGTTTCCACCCGGCGTGGCGGCGGTGGCACTCTCAGCTACATCGAGGGATGGCACGCCATTGCAGAAGCCAACCGCATCTTTGGGTTTGACGCTTGGACAAGTGAAACGGTTCACATGGAATGTGTGAGCAGTGAAGGCGGCACCATCAGCTACATTGCCCGCGTCCGCGTCACTGTTGGTGATGTCAGCCGTGAAGGCTGGGGCGCAGGCCATGGCCGCGGCGGCTCACCCGGTGATCGCCATGAGTCCGCCGTAAAGGAAGCCGAAACAGACGCACGCAAACGCGCGCTGATGACGTTCGGCAATCAGTTTGGCCTTGCTCTTTATGACAAAGAACAGACCAACGTTGAAAGCACAAAGCCAACAGCCAAACGCGATTCATCGCGTGACAACCAAGCTATTTACGGCAAGGCAATGGCTTATGTTGCATCTGTCAAACAGCATGACATTGACAAGGCTGAAGCCTATGTCCGTGCAAGCAAAGACCTGACAGACGAGCAGAAAGGCAAACTGCTAGACACCTTGCAAGCCAAGAGGTAACCCATGGGCAAAGTCGGCCCTTACTTAAGCATCGCTGAGCTGTGCGCACGATGGGACAAAAGCCCCCGTACGCTTAGGCGCTGGCGAGAAGACGCGAATGGCCCGCCTTTTTATACGGTGCCGATTTGGGAGCAACCCCGCGGCATCGGCAGCCATCAACCAGTGGTTCGCTACGACCTAGCGGAGCTGCTGGCTTATGAAGAAACCCACGGAATCACACCACTCAATTGATCATGGCCCCCAAAGTAAAACTTTCAGAACTAAAAGATGAAATGCCCTTGGAGGCATATTATGCGGTTTCAGATGTTCAAAGCATGCTTCAAACCATGGCAATCGCTTTGCATGAGATAGACATGGTGGCAGACACTAAGTTTGCTGACGTAGTGCGTTTGACAGGCATGGCGCTCGCAAGAATGACTCATTTTGAAAAAACGGGCTTATACGAACGCCCAGAAGAAAGCACGAAAAGTTAACAACATTTTTTAGCCAATCAAAAACAATTTTCTCATGCCTGACTACATCCCCGCCCTGCCCGTTAACGGCAAGTTCAGCGTCATCAAGCGCCCTGATGATGACAAGTACAACCCCGGCGCTCCTGCTCTTTGCTGGACCTTGCCAGTTGAATCCATCCCGGCATTCATTGAGCTGCTGATGGCAATGGAGGCAAACCCCGAGAAACACAAGGAGGTTCGCATCTACAACGTTCAAACCAAACAAAACAACTCTGTTTCTTGCATCCAGCTATGGCACAACGGCAAACAAAGCCAGTTCGGTGAGGATGACGTTTATGGGTTCATTGCGCCTGCCAAAGTTACCGCAATCAGCACAGGCAGCAGAACTGAAGACGTGCCCTTTTAATGCCGAGCGATGAGCTGCGCGCATTTTGGCGGCTCGATCGGTACGGCCTAATCCTTGGGGGGGAGTTTTTCTCCCCTTCCAAGGCTGCCGACAGCCACTACACCAAAGTCTTAACCGCGCACCTAGACAACATGGCACCTAAGAAATCTGCTCAAGCTCCGCAATCCGATTCACAGCCTGAATCAAAAGCTGACGCTGCGTCCAGTTAGCTTTAAACAAATCCGAGCACAACTTGCGAATCTGCTGCAGATCATCACAAGCAAGGATCGATCTGCTCAGCTTTTCCCTGGCCAACTCATCCTCCAGCGAAGATTCAACAATCAGCCAGTTTTGGTTAGTCATGAAGTTGGTTTAGCGATTCAACAAACTGCCGCTTGGTTTTGTAAGGTTTGTGCGCTCGTATTTAGCTGCTTCAGTATAGCCAGCATCAGTAATCCCAGACCACCTTGGGCCTACCTTGCCGAATCCCGATATGGATGAACCCATGCGGTGCGCCCTTGCCGGTGCTGTATGGCCAATGCTTTATGCACCAATCTTGCAGCTTATAAATATCAACACCTTTAACGTACCAATCAACGGCGCCTTCACCTTCCTTAAATAGGTGTTCGCTGCTGCTGGCACCACCAACCATGCGATTGATTGCAGTTGGTCGATAGCCACTTGTGATGATCACCGGCTTGCTGCCAAATGCAGTCCGTGCGCGTTCCAAAAATGCAGCTAACTCGGCTGCGATATCGATCTGATACTGATAATCGAACCGCCGTTTTTCTTGGTCAAGTGCAAATTCGCCAATACGGATGTGTGGCGTGATGCGTGCGCTGAATGCACTGCTTGGGCTTAATCGTGCTGGTTCTTGCTGCTGCTCACCAATCCACAGCCGTGCTTCCGCACGTCGCCGCCGCTGCAGACCGGCTTCTACTGGTGTACCAGGGTTGCAGTAGAGCTCAAGCGCTGCCGGCACTGCTGCCCAATCACGTTCACGCAGACACCGACTGATGGTCTCAAAGCCAGCCAGCCCGCAAAAATCAGCGCCAAGGTTATAGGCAAAACTCACCAATGCGCATTGCTTATTGGCTGGCATCTCATTCCAATGCGGCACCGTCTTGCGCAGTTTGTCGGCAATGAAATCTATTTCCAACCGCAAGAGCATCTCGGCTTCAACCATATTGATCTGATCGCCACGTTTTACTGGCACGCCGCCGCTGTAACGCGTGGTGCCATAGCCAATCGTCCACGGATACCCACCGCTTAGCGGGTCAGGGTATGCACTGAGATGACAGCCCTCAAACTCTTTTATCAGTTCTATGGCTGCCGATAAATCCGTCTGCTTACCAGCTGCTTGCCATGTTTTATACCACGGCTGCGAGCGGTCAAGCAAATGTGGCACTTCTGCCAGCAGCGCATCTTCAAGCTCCGCCACTGCCGCCATTTGATGCGGTGTGCCGTGCTTGTAATATCGAAACAAATCCGTCAGCTTGATCATGGCGCTTTGATGCTCAGATGCTCATGCTGCCGTCGTCGTGATCTTCGATCACAGGCGCTGGCGTGGTTGGTGATTGTGTTACGTGCCAATCCGCTTCGGCGCAATCGAACTTGGCGGGCAATGTGTCATAGAACTTATAGTCCTGTGCCCATTGCCTTAGGTGATCGCGCCAATCCTTATTATCAAAGCGAATCAGCCAGGTTTCTTTGGGAACACAACTTTCAGCGCCTTGACAATCAACTGCACCCAGGCATTTTCTTTGATCGGCAGTAGTGCAATGATTTCAGAGCCTGCAGCAACAATAATTGCAATTGTGGCAAGTGTGGTCGGGTCCATGTCAGATCGGTGGACGCGCCTCTAGCTTAGATACTCTTTGCTCTACCGTTGACAATCGGCCATACGTTTCCTTTCGGTCTTCTTTCATGTCTACATGCAGTGATTCCAATTGAGTAGCTATGTGTTCAACGGCCATTGTGAGCCGCACAACTGCTTCTCTCGCCTCGTCAGACTTCCGCGTAAACCCAGCTGCACCCATTGCTGCAACGCTGATACTTGCGCCGGCTACCGCGGCAATGATTTCGATCATGGCAGAGGCAGCTACCTGATCAGTTTACTTTCCTTGACCATACAATAGCAGCTGGCTTAAGCGCTAATTTCGTCAATACGAGCTTGCAGGGCTGCAATCTGGGACTGCTGCTCCTTAATTGCATTGACAAGAACAGGCACAAGCCCTTCGGCTGTGTATTTCAAACGGTTTTGATCTTCATTGTCAATAATCACAGGGTTTGAACCCTCAAGCGCCATGACCTCCTGCGCTTTGAAACCATATCGAACAGGGCCAACAGCAACATCAGATTCACGGCTCTCGCGGAATTGAAACGCAACAGGGTTCAGCTGTGTAATGAAATCAAGCCCATGCGGCACTTCAGCAAAGTTTGTCTTGTCGCGCTCGTCTGAAACGGTCGTCCAGCCAACTTGAATGTAAGCGTTGGTGACAGCAGTGCTGCCCATGACAACGCGATTGTCAGCAGTTGTAATCGTATGGACCGGAGCGCTAGTGCCAGCTGCATTGCGATCACCAATGACAATGTTGCCTGAGCCTGTTGTAATGTCTGAGCCGGCCAATTCACCCAGCGCAGTGTTGTAATTACCGGTGCAATTGGTTAACGCGCTTGCGCCAATCCCTGTATTGCCAGTGGTGTTACCAAATGTAAAGCCTGACCCTATTGCTTGACTACCAACAGCAGTGCAATTTGTATTAGTGCCAAGGCGACCGCTCATGGCTTGATAGCCGATTGCAACTTGATCGCTAGCGCTTACACAAATTCGATGGACTTTGTAGCCGATATTTACGCAATTAGTGAAATCGCCCTCGTAAGCCGTTTCAGTGCCTGCAAGAAAAGATTTGGTTGCGGTGCAAAGGTATCCAACGGATGCGCCAACCCCAATCACATCACTATGAGTTGTAAGCCCACTGCCAAGCGCTCTATAGCCAACAGCAACGTTTTTCGTTCCGCTGCTTAAATCCGCCAAGGCGCTTGAACCAATCGCAACGTTATCCGAACTCGTGCAATCACTAAGAGCGGCCCACCCAACAGCGACATTATCATCACCGCTTTGCAAGGCGTCTAAAGCATAGCCACCAATCGCGACGTGTCTGCTCCCATAACGGTTGTCGTGAAGTGATTGATACCCAACTGCAACATTATCGTTTTTCTCTGTAAACAAGCCCGCGCCATACAGCGCTTGATAGCCAACAGCTGTATTTCTAACGCAAGCCGCGCCGGTAGCAAA